GTGTCAAGCTGAAGCCGAGACACCCCCGAGTATAGGGGGGGATATCCTCACCGCTTCCTGCTGATTCTGAGCGTAGCGAGCTTTCTCAGATAGTCTCTGTCAATCATTCCTGCTTCTGCAAGCTCGTGGCATGTAGAACATAAGCATATCAGGTTTGTATCTTCATATCCGATTGAAGTATCTTCGTTCAGTGGTGTTATATGATGAACTGACAGCCCTTCGTAGACGAACTTCTTCTTATCCCTGCACACTTCGCATAGATACTGTGCGTCAGTCCTTATTTGCTTTGACTTCTTACGCCACTTCGCACGCTGTCTGAATATATATGCGTCGTCCTGTGATCTGTCATAGTTCCTTGCTTTGTATGCTGGTTTTACTGTACACTCACCAGCTTTGTGTATTTTGCCGCAGCGTGAACAGGCTTTCAGCATCTTATCTTCAAAGCCTGTGCGACATATATTAAGTTTACGTTCTTGATGTTGTTGTCAGCTGCGATCTGCTGTACTGTAGTTCCGAACCTTTTTGCAATGGCTGTGAGTGTATCGCCCTTGCGTACATAGTAGGTCTGGAATTTAACCGGCTTCGGTGCTGCTGTTACAGGCTTTGTTGTATGGTTCAGTCCTGCTGCTGTGATGATCTGTGCGTAATCCTTGTAGGCTATATCAGCGTCAAATACATTGCCAGCTATTCTGAGTTCATCAGACTGCTGCCACATTCCGCAGGTTCTGTATGGCTTTTTCACATCCCACTCAGCGAGCCATAAATCGAACTGAGTGAGTTCGTTATAATTGAGCTTGTTTGCGATATAGTCTTTGTTGAGATATACAGAAACATAATAACCTGCTTCTTCAAGCCTGTCACAGAAAGCTTCGATAATTGCTGTTCTGCTGGCTTTGTTCTGCTTTACGCCCTGCTTTTCCGAATACGTATCTGAATCGTACTCGTAGTCGCAGCCGATAGGATACGTAAACTTACCTTTGAACTTCGAAAGGACTTCGATACACTTGTCTGCGTTCTTGATAGCTTCGTTGACGTTGGTTGCGTATATGAACCAATATGCGCCGACAGGTATTCCTGCAAGTGTGAATCCGTTGACATTCTGTTCGAATTTTTTGTCCTGAGTGGTCCAGCCGTAGCCTGCTCGAATCATAGCAAATTCAATGCCTGCTGCCTTGACTGATGCGAAATTAACGTTGCCCTGATGTTCAGAAACATCTATGCCTTTTTTCATAAATATTACCTCCGAAAAGTGGTTTTGGTGTGATTTCCGATATGCTTTGCTTATATTATACAACTTTTGCTGATTTTGTCAAGAGAATTCGATAAAAAAGGAAGGCTATTTCGCAGCCTTCCTGATGTGTTATTATTTGCTGGGTTCGTATTGATCTACGAGAGAACTTATGCGCCGTATCATACATTCGTGTTCTTCGAGTTCCTGTTCAAGCTTTGCGATAATTAAGCTTTGATATGCTGAATTAATATCAGGATATCTTGCAATCGCTCTTTCGTAACATCTTTCCTGTTCTGGTGTCATTTTCAGCCCCCTTTATTCATACCACTCGTCTGGGTCATAATTAACGAGTGCTTTTTCCTTGCGTTCTTCCTCGTCCTCATATCTGGCGAGCTTGATATATCTTTGGTGATCTATAGGTACGTCAAATCCTGCGGCTGCAAGTCTTTCTGAGTTGTGCAGAAGGTCTTCCGCTACCTTCCTGTCAGTTAGTCGTTTGTTCATCACGCATATCCCCTTAGTTCACCAATCTTATACCATTTGCCGTCTGAATAGTTCCCATATTGATATATTACGCCGTCTACTGGTGATTCGTAGACTACGGTAAGCAATGGACTTGCGCCGTTCATATTTTCTTTGTACTGCTTCCAGATATCGTCAAGCGAAAGATATCTGAATACGTCTTCAGGTGCTTCGAAATTGCTGTATTCATCCCACTTGAATTTCTCGTTCGGTATCTGCTTTAAGCTGTTGCCTATGATGCTTCCTTTCGAATATTCCAAGAGCGTGAACGTAGTCCTGCTCGTATATGACTATATTTCCGTCAACTTTCACTTTCTTCACTCCTTATCCTCTCCAACTGCCGCTGTATTTTCTGCTCGATAATGTTGTCGATGTTCTTTTCACCTAACATATACCGGAGCTGCAAAGCTACTATGAGTACGTCAGCGAGTTCTTCTCTGAAGTTGTGAGCAGATTCAAATATGCCCCTTTTGATTTTATTGCGAGCAGTGATAAATTCAGCAGCTTCTTCGCACAACATATCTGCCTGATTTGTAAATCCGTAATGATCTGCAATCTGGATAAGACGTTTATCAGTGCTTTTGCCCTGCATCATTCCCTGCCTGAAGGCTTGTTCGACCTCGTCTGCTGGTGTATAAGTTTTAATACGATTCAGAGCATTTTCAAATGCTTCTGCTTCAGTCTTTGCCTGATCTGCCGCCCACTCTGCGGCTGTTGCTGATACATTCATGACTTTTTCTTTCCCTTCTGTACTCCGTGTACAAATTCTTTTTCACTCTCGATATGCAGCTTGATCTTCGAGAAGTCTATGCCGTATTTATCCTCGAACAGCTTCATCATATCTGTCATGGTTATTGGTTTTCCTTTGATCGGTGGAGCGTCAAATACGAGACACATTTCATCGAAAAAGCTGCGTATATAGGTCCGTGAGCGTTCTCGCCTGTGATGTACTGAGAGTGCAGCAACAGTGGCGAATATTGCCATTGAATATGCTGCATCCTCAAAAAACTTGTACTCTTGTTTCAAGTATTGTTCTTCTGCTTCTTTGTATATCCGCTCTCGGCATTTTGCACAGTCGGTTCTGGCTTTCATGTATATTCCCCCTTAGAACGGAACATCGCCGTCGCTGAGAATTTCTTCAAAGCTGCTCAAATCTGTATAGCTCATTGCATCGGGCTGACCTGCTTCAAGTGCGTTATGTGGTGTAAACTGCGGAGCAGGCTGCTGCTGGTGCTGCTGTGGTCTTTGCTGCTGCGGCGTTCCTGCTGCTGCATAGTTGGTTGTGTTTCCCTGCTGCTTTTTCTCACCTGTGAATTCTACGCCGTCTACATATACGTCTGTTGTGTAGTGCGTTACGTCCGAGTGGTTTTTATCGGTATAACTGCCACTACTGAGACTGCCGGAAACACATATCATGCTGCCTTTATTGAAGTACCTTGAAACGAACTCGGCTGTCTGTCTCCATGCTACGCAGGATATAAAATCAGCGTCGTATTCACCGTTCTGGTTCTTGTAGTTCCTGTTGACTGCGATTGTAAAGCGGCAAGAAAAAATTCCGCTCGGTGTCTGCCTGAGTGCAGGGTCGGCTGTGAGCCTTCCCATTAAGATCACGTTATTCATACTTTTTTACTCCTTTTGAATCGTGCGTAATGGATAGTGTCGATGATAGCTTCAATCATCTGCGTTACATCCTCTTTTTCTTCTGGTGTAAGTTCAGCAGGGCTGCGAGCTACGATATAGCCGGTTTTTTCTCCTTTGCCTGCTTCCGGCTTGTAGGCTTTCAATATTTCCTGTGCAAATGCAAGATAGTTTATATACACCCTGCTGCCTTTTTCCGATGCGTCTATGAGCTTTCCAAGTTTGATTTGCTTTCCGAAAAGGTCAAGGCACTTTTCTTTGTTGTTCTTGAATATCTCGAATAATAGTTCTTTATTTTTCATTTTGTTTCCCCTTTTCAATATGCTGATGAATGTATATCGCTTCACTGTTTTCCCCAACATTTTCAAGAAGCCATTCGTCAGCTTTTTCTTTGCTCAAATGTACTTTCTGCACTCTGTATTCATATACGTACTCTCCGGCTGCTTCCTTTGATCTGATACGTTCTTCGAGTTCTTCTGTTATGTAGTTCGCTTCGACGAGGTATAGATCGTAATTTTTTGCTGTGATTCCTTCCAGCGTTACCGTATCTGTCATATAGATTGCTTTCTCAGCGTTCATAAACACTCTCCAGCCGGCGTTGTCAACATCGTGGTATAATTTGACCGGTGAGACTTTGAACGCTGTATAATCGTAAATACGACCGATTTCAAGCGAATCTATGTTGTGAATTGATACGCCGCATTGCAGCAGCTCTGATACTAACCAACTACAACAAGCGAACCTGAGTGTCGGGCGTTCTGCTGCAAGCCTTCGAATTGTGGTCTTGTTGAAGTGATCGCCGTGTATATGAGTTAAAAGGACGATTTTTAAGTCCTTGTAAACGTCCTTCAGGTCCCGAAAGGGAACGCCACAGTCAAGAAGTATGATATCATTCAGGACAATGGCGTTTCCCTGTGAACCTGTTGAAATAATATTATAATTCATCGAATGTCACATCAATGGGCTGCTCTGCTGCCGGTTCTGCCTGTACGATGATCTCAGGCTCGGAAGGTGCTGAAGGAGCTTCGGGAGCTGGTGCGTTCATTTCGTCTGCGTCATACATTCCTGATAAGTCTTCGATAAATGTCTCACGCAACGCCCTGACCTTTGCGACCTTCTCAACCATTGTTGCGCCCTTGCCAGCCCAATTACTGTTGAGCTGTCCGTCCTTCTTCTTGTTTGCTACTTCATCGAATGCTACGGAGCAGAAAGTCGGATATTTCCAGTTCTTGCGGTAAACCTTTGCCCAACCACCAACGAGCTTTTCTTCGGTGTTAAGGTAGAACGTGCCTTTTCTCTCGATGATCTCACCGGTTTCGATTACCTGTACAATAACACCGCTTTCCATGCCGTCATAGTCTGGATGAATGATCGCACGCTTCAGTATTGCGTCTTTGCCGACTACGATCTGTGCAGGCTGGTTGCCGAACTTGATACAGTAGGCTTCCTTTAGGAACGGATTCAGCTTGCGAGCTTTGCACAGCTCTGTGAAGAACTTGAATTCAGGAAGGGTGATCGTGCCGGAATCTCCGACGATATACTGCTGTACAATGCTTGGTGTCAGCTTGATCTGCTCACCGTTGACCTCGTAAACGACTGCGAGTTCTGCTTTCTGTGCTTTCTGGTTTTGGTTCTGATTACTCATATTCGTATTCTCCTTCGTTTAAGAATTTTTTAAGAGCGATTAACTGCTCTTTCGTTCCCTTGACTGTAAAGCGTATACAGAATTTCTGTTCCGGTGCTGGTGCTGCTGTTTGCTCTGTTGGAGCTTCAACGGCTGCCGGTGCTTCCGGTATAGCTGCCTTGATTGCTTCCACTCTCTGCGCTTCTGTGGCTTTTCTTTCGGCTTCTGCTGCCTGCCTTGCCTGTTCTTCCTGTATTGCCTTTGCACGAGCTTTAACGCCGGTTATAGCGTCTGAAACGTTCAGGCTTTTCTTGTACTCGACCAAGATTTCTGCTTTCAGGTCTGTAAAGGTTTCAATCAATGCAAGATCAGATACGATTCTGTCGATGAAGGCTTTCGCCTGCTCCTTCAAGCTTTTGAGACTTGCAGAAAGAGTGACGTTCAATCCTGCTTGTCCGTAGGATACAAAATCAATCTCTTTGCTTGCAAGATATTCCTCGAAATAGCTCTTGACCTCGGCAGCCTTCTTGCTTTTAAGTTCCTGTTCGACTTCATCAATCTTCTGCTTCAGGTCTTTGTCTGCTGCCTTGTATGAGTCCGATATGCAGTCTTTGTATACGGCTTCAAACTTTTCGTATGGTGTCATAACAGCCGTCTTGACTTCTTTGCGCTTATCTTCCCACGCCTTGAACTCTGCGTTAAGCTCTGTACGAGCCTTCTTGACTGCCTTCACCGTATCTTCAGTGCATACCAGCTTCATGGCTGCCGATACTCTTTCAGCGACCTGCTCTTTGATCTGAGCTAACTGCTGCTCGATAACAGGCAGTTGCTTTACGACTATGATCTCATTACTCATTATTCATTCCCCCTGAGTTCATAACATTCAATGTTTCTGATGTACTTTCGGAAAGTTCCTGAGATGTGTCGGGCGACTTCTGGCGTGCCTTCTCTCCTATGTACTTTGACTTTTTTATGCCGTTCGTGATACTGGTATCGAATAAATACTCTACGCTATAAACTTTATTCGTCTTGCGATAAAATAAAGCGAGTATCTTTTCAACCTCTGATAGCTTAAATTCTGTGCGCCCTGTCATTTTGCTGTAGTACGTATTATTACTGATTTCCAGCAATTCTTGTACTTCGTGTTTTGAAATGCCGTTGCGTACCATTTCGGCACGCAAATTTTTATAATACATTTATTCCCCCCCTTTTTTGTAGTGCGTAGATTATTGACGCACTTTCGTTATAAGTAATAATACCACTTTTCTGGTGCGTTGTAAAGTATTTCTGCGCATTGTTTACATTTTATTAATAAATTGTTTACAATGTGCTATTCATCGTATAAAATCAAAATGGAAATATTTATAGGCTGTGCAATGTTTACTATAGCAATAATGCGTAATAGCCAAATTGAAGTCTGATATTATATCATATTTTGGTTATTCTGTAAATAGAAATTTTGGTGAAAACGGTGTATAATAGTAATAACAGAGTTGAGCCGAATGCGAGTTCAGCCTATACGGTCATAGATTGAGTAGCAGTCAACCTATGGCGAAAACTTAATACTATGACCGTTGAGAGCCTTTGTACGTTTCAAGCTGCTACCTTGATTCGTGCGAGGGCTTTTTTCATACAAGGAGTTGAAAAGATGAAGGATATTGAAAAGCTCAAAGATTACCGTAAAAAGTATAAAAGATACTTCGGTATTGACTTTGGAAAAGAATACGCCATACATCATATTGACGGAGATCACAGCAATAACGATATAAACAATCTTCTGCTGCTGCCGTCTAAACTTCATTCAAAATACCACTTTCAGAAAAGTATTATTGAAGCTCAGGCACTTCCGACAAGAATAACAGGAAATGCTTGCCAATCTCAAAGCTATTATTTAGCTTGCCTTGAAGAATTTTTAAATACTCTTGCAGAGTGTAACAAGTGGTATGATTACAAAATGTATTTAGAACAGAAAATACCGAATATTCACGGTATTGAGCTATAAAGGAGTTGTAACAATTGGTAGTAAATGGAATTGAAAACGAATTGATAATTATAACGAAGCAGACGTTTGACGCTTTTCTGCGTTCGGACTTCCCTGCTGATCTGATAGCCTTATATAATTTTTATTATTATACAGCTAAATGGCAGGAGACAAATCAGCCTAAATGCACAACAGGCTATACTGCCGAGGGCTTGAAGTGGAGCGAAGCAAAGGTCCGTAGAGCTAAAAAAGAATTAATGCAGCTTGGACTTGTTGAAGATGTTCAGCAAAAAGTAAATGGAAAAGTCACCGGCTGTTTTATAAAGCTCAATTATATTCTGAAGCAGGAGACTATTCACCACACTAATGATTTTCCACAGGGTGGAAATGAATCAAACCACCCTTACGATTTCCCACAGGGTGGAAATGTTCACAGGGTGGAAAACTTACAGACAAATGCTTTAAATCCTAATAATATAAATGCTTTAAGTTCTGATAATATAAATGCTTTAAGTTCTGATACTCTTGCGGCTGAGATTGACACAAAAGCGAAAAGCTCTTTGAAGGAACTTGAAAAAGACTTCGAGGAAGTCTGGAAAATATACCCAAAGAAGCAAGGCAAGGAAGCTGCAAAGAAAGCTTATATAAAAGCTCGTAAAGCTGGTGTATCAAAACTTGATATCGTTACAGGGCTTTTGAAATATAAAGACTTCATCAAAGCAAACCGTACTGAGGATAGATATATTAAGCACGGCAGTACATGGTTCAATCAGAAATGCTGGGACGATGATTATTCGCCAGTAATAAATGATGCAGTAAATAATTCTATACCTTCAGAGGACGACTACGACTTCGAGCGTGGCAGCTTCTGGAAGTAAAGGCGGTGATCTTATGAGAACAAAACAAGATTTGATTCAAATGCAGTCTGCTCCACTTGAAGTTAAAATATTAATGACGCAAAGACGTATTCGTGAATGGGTGACCGAGTTCGGAACAGACGGCGTATATGTATCTTTTTCAGGTGGAAAAGATTCAACCGTCCTGCTCCACCTTGTTCGTGAGCTTTACCCAGACGTTGAAGCTGTGTTCGTAAATACAGGGCTTGAATATCCTGAGATACAGCGTTTTGTGAAAACTTTCGATAACGTAAAAGTGCTTTACCCTGAAATTAATTTCAGACAAGTTATCTCAGAGCACGGTTATCCAATGCTTGGAAAGGATATAAGCAAAAAAATAGCTGCTGCAAGGAACGGCAAGGAATGGGCTTTGAAATTTCTGGAAGGCAGAGCAGAATACAAAGGCGAGCTGTCACAGTTTAATATAAAAAAATATCTTCAGCTGTTGTCTGTTGATTTTAGAGTTTCAAATAAATGTTGCGACATTACGAAGAAAAATCCAATTCATAAGTATGAAAAGGAAACAGGAAAACTTCCGATAGTTGCGACTATGGCAAGTGAAAGTAAGATCAGGACAACGGCTTGGCTCAGAACTGGTTGCAATTCTTTTGATAGTAAAAATCAAATTAGCAAGCCAATGTCCTTCTGGACTGAACAAGACGTATTAAGATATATCAAATTAAACGATATAAAGATCGCTGACGTTTACGGCTTTGTGGCTGCTGATAAGGACGGACAGCAAGCTCTTGACGATTGCGACTGTAAGTTATGCACGACCGGCTGCGATAGAACAGGCTGTATCTTCTGCGGCTTTGGTGCTCACCTTGAAAAAGGCGAAGGAAGGTTTGAGAGACTGAAGCGAACTCACCCAAAGCAGTATGATTTCTGCATGAACGGTGGTTCGTATGATTCAGACGGTATCTGGAAGCCAGACAAAAACGGTTTAGGAATGAAACACGTTATAGATACTTTGAACAGCCTTTACGGCGAAGATTTTATAAAATATTAAGGAGTGAAAGAAAATGCAAAATAAAAATGGATTCACAGAACTGCTGGAAGGAATTGCAGCGAGATCACCAATCAAGGAAAAGGAAGGCGACTACAAAGGTCCAGACGGATTGATTTATTGCGGTAGTTGTAGGACTGCAAAGCAAGTGAGAATTGAAGTCAACGGCAGGACGCTGACACCGTTCTGTATGTGCCAATGTGAAAAGGAAAAGTACGAGAAGGAAAAAGCCGAGGACAAGGCAAGGGCTTTACGTGAGCAGATAGAGCGTAATCGCCGTGCTGGATTTCCTGAAGTACAAATGCAGCAATGGACTTTTGAGAAGGACGACCGAGCAAACGCAAAGATTTCTGATATATGCCAGCGATACGTTGAGAACTTCCCGAAAATGAAAGCCAAAGGCAAAGGCTTGATGTTTTTAGGCGGCTTCGGAACAGGCAAAACGTTCCTTGCTGCCTGTATTGCAAACGCTTTACTTGATGAAGGATTCAGCGTTCTTATGACGAACTTTCCACGCCTGATAAATACCATTCACGGTATGAGAGAAGGCAAGCAGGAATATATTGACAGCCTGAACAAATACAGCCTTCTCATAATTGATGATCTGGGCGTCGAGAGACAGTCCGAATACGTTGCTGAGATAGTCCAGAATATAATTGACAGCCGCTATCGTGCCGGGCTTCCTGTAGTGATTACGACGAATTTGTCGCCGAAGGACTTCACCGAAACGCAGGACATAGCGAAGTCAAGACTGTATAGCCGTATTTCGGAAATGTGTTTACCCTTAATCGTAAAAGGTGTTGATCGTAGAAAAGCAAATGCAGCCGACAGCGACAGAGAGCTTGCCGAGCTGCTTGGATTGTAAAGGAGCGTAAAAAATGGTTGAAATGAATTTAAACGATATTAATATAGTTGAAAATTTCAAAGCTATAGAAGAACTGCGTCGTACTGGAATGTTTACCGATGAAGAACTGCAAGAAATGTATGATAAACAGGTCGAAGCAGATAAAAAGGAAGGTGCGAAAAATGAATGAATATATCAAACGTAAAAATCTTGTCGATTTAGTTTTATCTAAATTAAAATACTTAGGTGATGCACGAATAATGAACGAGGGTGACGAAAAAGTGTTATCAGAGATTGACGGCTACGAAAAAGCATTGGAAGACGTACACAAGTTAATATTAGATAAAGATTTAATCGAGAACGTTCAGCCTGTGAAGCATGGAAGGTGGGAAGAAACACATATATCACTATGTAAATGGATTCCGGAAGGAGAAAAGGAAGAAGGACACAGCTTTTATATGGCAGAGCTAAAATGTTCGTGCTGTAAAAGATATAACGCTGTAACATTTGCCCTGACCTTAGACAAACCGGATTTCTGCCAGCTTTGCGGTGCAAGAATGGACTTAAAGGACGGTGATGCAGAATGAGTAAATACAAGTCAAAAAAGGTTGTATACGACGGTATGACCTTTGATTCAAAAAAGGAAATGAATCGTTATATCGAGCTGAGAATCCTCGAAAATGCTGGATATATTACGGAGCTGGAACGGCAGTATAAAATTGAGCTTATACCAACATTCAAGCTGAATGGAAAAACGTATCGCTCAATCTGCTATTACGCCGACTTCATTTATTATGATCTGGAAAAGAAACAGACAGTCGTCGAAGATGTGAAGTCACGATTTACAAAGCAGCTTCCTGTATATAAGATCAAAAAGAAGCTGCTAGCCTACTTCAAAAAAATTGAAATAAAGGAGATAGACTGAATGAACGAGAAGGAAGAAAAAGCATATAATACGGCGATTGAAAAGCTGGGTATAAATCCAGCATATCAAAGTTTAATAATAGCAAGGCTGCAAATGGAAATAGACGATATTTGTTCCGATCTTGCGAACCTGTTTGGCTGCCCCTGTGATTTTTCACCCCCTGATGAAATAATGCTTGAAAGCGGATATTGCGAGAACTGCTGCGGAACTCTACCGGACGTCGAATGCTGGAAAAGATATTTTTACGTTATAAGGAGAAACAAAAAATGAATCGAGATGAATTACTTCTGAAAGCTTCAAATAAAATGCGTCGCCCCTGCTCCACTGGTGTGATGATTGACAGACATGTTCTGCTGCTCCTGCTCCGGCTCAGAGCTGAGAAGGAAAAAGGACTTGACAAGACTTCTGAAAAGTGATATCATATAATCGTCCAGAAAGCTTTTTCGGTTTGCTTTTTGGGTTTTGGTTTGAAAGCTCCTGCTACGGTAGGAGCTTTTTTCATATCTTTTTCCTCTGCTCCACTTTTCCTCAACTTGACATATTTTGTCAAATATGTTATAATGCTAATGGCAGATAGAATGGAAGTCATGAGCCATTTGACAAGTGCAGACCTTTCGCACTTCTGCCAACTATTTTCTGAAAGGTCAGAAAGGTTAATATTTATGAGTTGTGTCAAGCTGGAAAACGATTTCATTATTTCTGGTAATATAGTTACTATGTATACCAGAAAACGAACGGCGTTCACTTTTGATGTGGAATTTTTAGAAACTGTGCGTCAGTATGGCTGGTATATGAATAACGGCTATATTGTAGCAAATAAAGAAAATAACAGCGGATTGATCTCACTTGCAAGATTAATTATGCAACCTGAATCAGGAATGTGCGTAGATCATATTGACGGCAATCCCTTGAATAATTGCAAATCAAACTTGCGAATCTGTACTATTCACCAAAACTGCTATAATAGAAAAGCTGGAAAAGCAAATGCGACTGGAATTGTAGGAGTGCAAAAAAAGAATAAGTCAGAATATAATGCCTATATAACATTTAATAAAAAACGTATAAACTTAGGGAATTTCAAAAATCTTGATGAAGCCGTAAAAGCTCGTAAGGAAGCAGAACAAAAATACTTTGGTGAATACTCTTTCGATAATAGTAGATAAAAATAAATATAAGCCCTTCCAGATCGACCGGAAGGGCTTTTGTTATTTACTACTAATTGAACGTTCAATATTTGTGCATTTCTACAAATTTATACCCAGCGAGCAAAAATTTTATCAAAACGCTTGACTTTGTTGCTCAATGGGTATATAATAAAGCCATAGAAACAAACCAAAGCCTGAAAGGAAAAGGTGAACAGATATGATGAATAAGGTTACAAAGTACGTTGCTATTCACGACGGTGAGATAGTGCAGGAGTTCAAGACAATAACAGCGGCTGCGATATACGTCGCCAAGATACATAGGGCTGGGCTCGGGGTTGATATAAAGCCAGTAGTTCACGGCACGATTATAGACAAGCCAGTTACAATCCCCGAAATATAAGCAGGAGGACAAGAATATGAAAGCTAATGAAATTAAGGCAATCGTTGATTCACTGGCACACGAAATGGGAAATGTAAACTATTATAACGAGAACGGCAAATCAGTTCTTGCAGAACAGGCAGAATATACAGTCGGTTCTCTCCTTCAGCTTATTTCTTCAATGAAAGCTACTGTAACAACAGTAAGAAGTGAAAGCTGCAAATATTATGCTGCTGCCTTTGCTGAGATAGGAAAAAACAAAATGTATTTCCGCTGGATAACTTCTTGCAGCATTGATGCTGATAACGAGACATACGAGGAATTCAAGAAGGTTGTTTCAGACTATAAAGAATCAGGATATACTTGTTATACAACAGACGGTGACGAAGGTATGCTGATTATTGAACGTTTCTAAATAAACCAAGCCGAGCCGGACGGCTAAATCCGGCAGAAAGACGGTATAAACTATGAAAGAATATGTATTTACAGAGCTGGGCTTCTTCACAAAAAATAGCTGTGAGAGAATCAAGAAAGCTATGGAAGGCAGAACGTATATGAACTTCCATATCAGTTGGTCAAATTGTGCTGGAAATTGCACTTTGATAGTTGCTACGGACTACAACGATACAGAGGAACATATCAAACAGTTCTTCATGTATGCTGCTTTATGTGAGATAGGAAGATAATATAACAAAGTGGTGATCTTAAACAATCACCACTTTTCTTTTTTGTAACATCTTACAAATATGCTCAAATGGCAAAAAAGTTTCAAAAAAGTATTGACATTCATGCTCAATGGGTATATAATATAATTACAGAAGGCAAGGAAAGCTGGACAGCAACAAATCCTCTGGATTGAGCGCAGCGAGCAAGCCTGATAAACCAAAACCGAAAGGGGCATTTACTATGATGTACAATATGAAGTATTTCAATGAGAACGCAAAGAAAGTTGATAGTGAGTACAGCGAGATTTATGATCTCGACGGTCACAGAATAGCAATTGCACAGTGTGAAAGATGTGCAAGAAGACAGTATTATAACGTATGTGTAGACGGAACTACGATAGCAACCAGAACACTTCTGAGTAATACAATTCGCCTTGCTCTGAATTACTTAAACGCACAGTAAATAAACCTGCTGACCTACCGGCAATACGGGGAATAAACCAAAACCAAAACCAAAACCGAGAAAACGAAAGGACGAGAAAAATGATTGAATTATGTTTAACTAACTTAGGAAAATACAACGAAGGCGAGCTGATATATTCAAGGCTGGTGCTTCCTGCTACTACTGAAGAAATTCAGACAGCTTACGACGAGATCGGAGTTGCAGACGGAACTATGTACGAGGAAGCTTTTATCAGTGACTATGAGACAGACGTAAACGGTCTGGAAATAAGAGAATACGCAAGCATTGATGATCTGAACGAGCTTGCAGAAGAGCTTTCAAACCTTGACAAATATGAGCTGGAAGCGTTCGGGGCAATGCTGGACGCAGGGCTTGACACTGATGAAGCTTTACAGAAGGTGCAGGACGGCGAGTACAGAATTTACGACGGCTGCTACTCTATGGCAGAGGTCGCTGAAATGTATGCAGACGAAACAGGGTTGCTGTCTTCAATGCCGGACGATTTGAGAATGTATTTTGACTTTGAAGCATACGGCAGAGATATGGATATTGAAGGTCATTTCATTGAGACTGATTCAGGAATAGTTGAAATTATAAATTACTAATACATACAATGCTTCTGAGAGCGTCCACAATGCGTTGTGAGACGTTCTCAGGAGTAAAGCAATATAATTACTATACCAAACTTGAAACGTTGTTATACGGCGTTTATGGAAGGAATGAACGTACATGCTCAAATGTTTGTGTTACCACTGCCAAAATAGGTCCGTAGGCTGTCATAAATTCTGCGATAACTACAGGGCGTACCGCAGGCAGCTTGAAGCAATGCAAGCTGAAGCGAAAAAGGTCAATGAAGGTACAAGAGATTATATCGGAAGCTTTTACAAAGCGAATTCAAGAAAGAAGTGAACGTCATGACTGCATTTATTCAAATATGCTTATGGTTATTCGTACTCAACGAAATAGCCGACCGGATAGCTCCACTTCAGGAAACGTGGAAGCGCAGGAGCAGGCTCAAAAAGCTGGTGAAAATGAATAAGAGATTATCAGACAAAGCTGATTCTGACTACAAAGCCGGTTTTTTCTATGGGAAAGCTAAACAATACGAGAATGAATTAAAAGAAATGAGGTATTTTGATTATGAATGAAAAGAACGCTATTCGAGAAGCCCTTGACAAGTACGGTATAAGAATGTCAGAGTTCGCACGAGCTGAAGGTATACCGCTGAGAACATTCCACAACTGGTGTTATGGAGAGCGTAAACCTGCTCCGTACCTTGAACGCTGGTGCATTGAAAAAATAGAACAGTACGCAAAGGAAAAGGCAGCCGAATAGCTGCCTTTTTTATGCGTGAGCGTGTTTCGTTCACACTCTATTCACACTATAGCGTGTTCATTCGTCTTTGACTTCTGGAAGCCCTGCAAGACTTGTAAGCATTGAAAGAATTCCGGCAAGGCAGGACGATGATAAAACGAACCGCCAATCGGTTGTGCCGAGAGTTGCAGACGTTCCGATAGTTGCAATTGCTGTCTGTGCTACGGTCTTTATGCAGCGTATCACAGCGGCTTTTATCCAGCGTTTTGTAAAGATGTTTTTCATGTCTTGCTCCTTTCAAGATCTTCGAGCCGATGATTTATAACTTTGATCTGTTCTTCGACTACAGGCATGCGTTCTGCGAAACGGTTGTGCTTGTTTACTTCTGCCGCCAAGTTGTCTATCTTAGTATCAATCACGGCTTGGTGCGTTTCAAGTTTGTGCGATATTTCTCTGCTGCTGGCTTTTGTCGTGATGATAACGCCGCCGACCGTTGCTGCTGCTGAGATCATAGCGATAATGATTGAACTATCCATTTCAAGCTTCCTCCGTTGCTATGTAATTCGTGACACTTGCGAATGTCGTGGACTTCTTGACGATATAGCCGTGTACTGTGATTGCGAATATTGAAGCGTCATAACTTTCTGAGTTTGTGACCTTCAAATTCAGTCCGGGTCTGCTGTAATTGAAAGTCGTTTCAAGTGTCAGCTCTGATTGCTTGACTATTGCACTCGATATAGGTATTCGGAAGGTTGTTCCACTCCAAGTACCGCCGGAGCAGGTCATTTCACTTATGCTTGCCCCGACCGTGTTTTCATTCTGCGTTGTGATCTGAGCAGTCAGCCTGTATGCTTTCTCGTATGCGTCCGGAATGGTGATTCCGTTAAAAATGCCTTCGATAAGTCTGTAGTCATAAGCTCCGAGCAGCGGCACTGTTCCTGCTGCTGATGTGAAGTCGTATCGGTCGTAAAGCTGCTGAGAGCCTATATATACTACGTCGTCGAGTGCAAGTCCCTGACTTTCAACGCTATCTTCCTTTGTCGGGAAGCAATTGAAGCCTGTCGAGCTTTTGAGACGGTCGTAATATACAATCGGCATACCCTTCTGGACCGTAATATTATACGTAGTGCTTGCAAGCCTGTCTGAAACTATTATTTTCAGATTCCAGTCATAAAGGTTGTCAAGCTGTAATGTTGTATCAGTGTTCGCAGGAACGTTCACAAGCGTGCTGTATGCGCTCTCAGTCGTTTTTTTGCGCTGTTCCTGTATAATTACACTATTTTTCCCAGACAGGCTGGAAACGGTCGGAGAAACGTTCAGAACGGTATCTGTATAGAAATTATTTTCTCGTCTGCAAGTTATAACTGCGTAAGGCTGCTGCCATGCTTCAACGATGATCTGAAGCGACTTCGTTATGCTGTTGCCCCTGCTGTCAATTGCCTTGACTGATGCCGTAATATTACTTGATACGTCGAGAACGCCCCAGCTCATATTTCCTGCTGTTGCCTGCTCCCTTGTTACGCCGTTGATAGTTACTTGATACTTAGTTATCGTGGCATACTTCTGCGGTGTTGCTGCTGGAATTGCAATCGTCAGGCTGCTGTGCTTCTGAATGATCTTTTGATCGTTCTCAGTAATTGCAACGGTCGTGCTGTTGCTGTCCTGATACGTCGGACTTCCCATTGTAGGTGCAGCGTCAACAATTGTCATTGTTCTGGTTGCTGTCTCGTAGAAAGTCTGACCGGATATAACGGTCTTGATGTAGAATATCACCGAGAGCGTATTTGAGTTTGGTGCGGCTGCTCTGAGGACGTTTCGTTCTGCTTCTGTGAGCTGGAACGTGTACGACGTTCCGGTTTTCGGTATATCCCTGTATGATATATTGTCAGTGCTGCCTGTAAGCGATATACAAGCCTGTAAAGTTGTAACGCTATTTCCGGCAGAGTTCTGATAATTTATCGTCGGATTCTGTATATCCGTAAAGTTTGGTGCGGCTGTGATCTGCGCCGCCCTTGCTATTTGCGGAAGTGTAAACGAGCCTGAACCGGAGCAGTTGACGGCTACTGTATATATACCGGCTTCAGCAGACGCAGAAAAGGATTTATTTCCGGCAGTATCGTGTGCCATAGTAAAATTACCTGAAGCCACGAGCGTGCCGTTATAAAGCTGTATACGTGTACTTGACGAGTATACGGTCGAGCCGTTTATAACGACTTTGAAATTTCCAGCCCTGTACCAGTTCGATTGTGCGTTTCCTGCTCCTTTCAGCGTCCATGAAATAGTCGTCGTATTATTGGCTATACTCTGAGACGCTACCGACCACGCAAACGTCAAATATCTGCCTTGATATCCTGTCGTATTAAAGCTGCCGGAGCTTGCCATTATATCACCCCTTTACTTGTATTCGATATAAACGTTTGAAGGCTGTACAGTAGTGTCAACTGTAAGGACGTTGTTGCCGTAGGCCGTAGGTATCTCGATACCTGTATCAGTCATACTTATAGTATCACCGTCATACAGCGGACTATCACCAATATAGATATCTGTTGTTACACCGCCACAAGTGATTGGGATTATATAGCCGTATGGCTCGTAGGGGAGAGGGGTTGAGCCAAGATTGAGCATTATTTCTTTAAATTCAACAATGCAACTTGCAGATGTGCTGACGTACAGTAAGACCTCAGATACTTCCTTTTCAGCTACTAAAGTCCCTCCGCTTGGCTCCATCGTGGAATATGTGTTATCAGCGTAATGAAAGCGCCATGAAGGTGAAGATGTTCCACTGGTTGTATTTGCTTTCCATGACATTGTATAAGTATTTCCGACTGCAAATTCCACTGTTCTAAATTGCACATAATACCGCCCTGATACGGATATTCCGTCAGAAATCTGCGTAGCGGTTGCGTATGTCGTACTTTCAACGGTTTTATAGTCTAAAAGATTTCCCGTCCTTTCCCCCGTACCTTGCGGCATAATCGGGCTGTCGGAAGTGGGTGTGCCAGACTGGACTGTGTTGCCGCTGATAAGATAGTCAAGGAGCGGCGTGCCGTTGGCTGTAAACGTAAGCGGTGGAACACCTTCAAGCACCTTGATCTGTGAACGTTGCTGAAGCCATTCAATAAACAGTTCTTCGATTCTGCTTTCTGCTTCTTCGGTATAGTCAAGGTCGTTAAGAATTGCAATTAAGATTTTCATATCACGACTTTCACCTTTGCCGTCGTATGTTCCGTTATTCTTGATAGCAAGCAAGATTTTTTCAATCTCAAATTCTGCTTCTTTGGTATAAGGCGTATTATACAAGATAGATTTCAGAATTTCTTCGATATTGCTTTCGGAAGGTTCAAGCACGTTTGAAGCTCCGAGAATGTTCTGCATAATTGCTTCTTCTCTGCTTTCAGGCTTTTCAAATCCTGATCTGCTCCGTAATAATTTTTTTCGCATAGTCAACCCCCTTTTAATTCGTTGATACAAGCCCTATACCGTCGTTTATTACGGTTGTGCCGTCTGTATCGTATAAAGTTATTGGAATAAAACGAACCTTGTTACACAGCGTTATTTCTTCTTCTACGACTGACTTTTTCATGTGGAATTCATCTTCAGAAACCCAGAAAGTGAGATTTCCGTCAGAATCATAACCAGCAAAGCCGACTACTGGATTCATGACGAGATATGTTCCGTTTGTACCGTAGAGAATAACGCCGTCTTTATCAAATCTGCCGATTAGTGTATTCGCTTCGTTATATATCTTGATCTGTCCGTATTCGTTGAGATTTGAACCGAGTTTCAGAGTTCCACCCTTGATAAGATCAGCCACAAGATTTATAACGTTTATAGCTTGCATATTCAGTGTGCCGTCTATGGTCCATGCGGATGTGAAAGCACCGTTGATGCCTGAAGAAGAAAAGCCAATACCGGAAGAATTGATGCGCATAACATTCGTCGCTTCTTCCTTCGGGAGCTTATCAACAATCAATATCTGATTGCCTTCATAGATGCAATAAGAGCTGCTGAGTGCGCCCCAGATTTTGTCTTCAGCTTCGGCAAGTTCTTCTGAAAGAATTGCAGCGAGTTCCTGATCTCGTATCGTTATCTGCTTGCTGGTAGAGCTTGAAATATTTGACATTAAGCTCGAAAGCTTTTCCCTTGAATTTCCAAATTCTACCTGTACGAACTTTTCGAGAATAGCGTCATACTCAAATGCGATAACGTGTGTTGTAAGACTGATTCCGAGTTCTTCGTCAATAACGTCTATTGTATCGCCAATATCGGTTATTTTTTCGATGTTGGCTTTTACGGTATAATTGACGCTTGGAGTGCAGTTCGCCTGCACATACGCTGTTGCCTGCTGTCTCAAATCTTCCTTCAGTCTGAAAGTATATGATTCGTCGGTTTCGTTTTCTTCTTTTTCAAGTTCCTGAGTGAAATTTATTGTTTTAGTATACGGCAGGTCGTACTGAGTATCTGAATACACGTATACTTCGTCGAGAAGCAGTCCGTCTTTTCCTACTGGAAGTAGTTTCGTCACTACGTTGGTCCAGTCTTCAGTTTTCTGAATTTCCTTCAGGTTCTTGCCGTATCTGATTGTAACACCGTTGTCAGCTCCGATATGTGATCTGATTGCGATATTAAACTTATCTCGTACAAGGTGACCGCCCCAGCGTTCAAGGACAGTGCTGACAGCTTCGTTAAGCGACTTTCGCACGCATCTGAATGAATTTATACTCGTAACGTCTGAGACGGTTGTAAAAGGGCTTATATTGTCTGTAGCGGCGTTCAGGTGTTCGAGTGCCTGATTGCAGTTTTTATCGACGACGTATGAATCCTGAATCAAATAATTTTCGGAATCGTAGTACGTATGCTTTGCCTTTGCTTTGATCTTGCTTTTATTCAATTCAGGATTCCTGAAGCGGAAAGGCTGTTCACCTGTAGGCGTAGGACAAACAACGATATTGCCGTTCTTGATATAGTCAGAATAATCTGGACTACATTCAATATCAGCGTAATAATCGCCGTTGTCGCTCTTGTATACCCTGCATTTTGTAGGCTGTAGGATTTTGTCACCGTTGGAGCTGAATTCAGTATCGGTTTGTCCGAATAGCTTTATCATTTTATCGCTCCTTTATGTTGTAATTCGCCCTCATGAATTCTATCCAGCCAGCAGAGTTATTCTCGTAAGCTCCTGCGACGCACTCGGCGTAAAAGCTCATAACATAACTTGCATCTTTGGCTGTGATCTTTCCGTCTTTGTCTACATCTGCCAGCGCTTCCTGCTCCGTTGTTAATCCTGAAGGCTCACCGGCAGATATATTTGCATAAGCACTGAGTATTAACGTTGAATCTCTTCCGTCGATTATACCGTCTCCGTTGATATCTGGATAAACGAATTCAGGATAGTCTATCGGGCGCAGTGTTATGTCTGTTATCATTTCAAGCTGTCCGTATATGAGAGTGAATACGTCGTAATCTTCCTGAGTTGTACCGACTTTCAGTTCGAGATCGTAATAATATCTGCCCGGGATAAGGTCAGCCGTTGCCTGCGGTTCGATTCTCATGATGTAGGTATTTTCAGCTACAGTTGTAACGTTTGCTTTCCCACGCTGGAATATATACTCGTTGTCGGTCTTGTTCTCTTTCACCGAAAAGGTGATCTCGGTTACGGCATCTTCAATGTCAATTGCCTTGTCAAGCTCAAACTGTATGCTGAGAGTATCACCACGAACCATATTTATATCTTTCAACATAGGCTTTTCCCCCTTTTATTCATCCTTGATTGCAAGCAGTCCGTTGCTATAATACGTCGAGTTCGTGATCTGGTATCTGCTTTCCTCGCTATACTGTGCAAACGTTGATACAAATACGTTTGGAAGGTATCTCGGAATAGTTCCAGATACGATCATAGGGCAAAGAGAAGTTACAGCAGTTCCGATATTAAGAAAGACGTTTACATAGTTGATGCTTTCGGATTCAACGCTAACGGCGTATATGGTGTTGGACGAATTCGTAACAGGCTTGAATATGTTACCGCCTGATGAACCAAGCCAAACAACTGCTGTTTTGTCGTTGTTGTCTTTTGTAATAATAATGCCGAAAGCGTTTGTATGGATATTGAATGCAATGGCGTTTGGTGTCTTGATTGCATAAGCAACATCGTTATATGACGAACTATATGGGTGCATAGTTGCTCCATATTTTGTTTTTATCCAGATTCCATTGCTTGAAGGTGATATTTTAAAAAAATCAACTCCGTCTACGTAACATGTGATATCTGAATCGCCTTTGACTATGTTGTCAAAATAGTCTGTTGCGTTGGCTGTCAGCCAGTTGTAAAGTGTGTCAAGACTTCCGTTTATATAATCTTTTGTAACTGCCATTTTCATGCTCCTTCCTGAATTTCAATAAAGTTTTCCAACGTGCCTAACAGTGCCATTGCCGGTATAAGAGTAACGGCGGCAGCACTCAGTGTCTTGAATTCTGGTGCAGGTCTGTCTATCACTTTAATATCGGCAGTGATCTTAACGTCAGGTCTGTTGAGAACTATATTTTTCAGCTTGATTTCCATTAAATCCACCTCGAATAATTTTTTATAAATACCTTGCTTACTGCTCCGGTAAATCTAAGGTAGTTTTTGCCGACGTTAAATATAAATTTGCTGTAGTCTCCGGTAACAGCTCTGTTCTTCAGCACGCTTCCGCTATATGCTTCCATTGCTTCTGTGTCAATGGTGATTTCTTCGGGTGCTGTAGTGCTGAATGCGATTTCAAATGCTGTATTTCCGTTAAGAATTACAGTACAGTTGCCATATCCTCTGATCGTCAATATAGGCTTGCTGTAGATGTTGCCGGAATTAACAACAGGGATGATCTCACCTGATGATACATACAGGTCAGTATTGCCTTCTGCGAGTGAATACTTGAACGGCTGTACGTGGAATGTAACAGTCGCCTGCTTGAAGCGTACAAGCCTTTCAAAGTCTATTGCGCTGAGTATGTCATAACGATAGTAAATATCCGGCTCATTGCTGAATTCTACTTCACCAGAACTTTCATTCGCAAAATAGCCTATAATATTGTTTATATCGGCGTTCCTTTTCAGCCCTATAGTTAATACCTTATCGTATGCAGCGTAGCCGAGACGTGTGATTATGTCACCGTCTCGACCGTCTATTACTTCAGTATTAGTTCTGACTTCTGGCTTCGTGATCGGCGGCAGTTCCTGAATCAAAAGCCCTTGAAATTCTGTGCTTTTTATGCCGTTAAGCCTGATATAATTCATATACTACCACCCCCATTATGTGTATATTGCGTCGGCTACTGTTCTTTCAACAAATCTTCCCATTTCATCAGAATCCATTTCGACTTTAACGCTCTTTAATGCGTCTTTGAAGGCAGCGACAATGTATGTGTATGTTGTCTTATTTCCAAGCGCATCTGCGGCGTTCTGCGTAGTCTGCGGTGATGATATGGAGACGGCTGCAAGATTCCTGTGAAGTTCTTCAGCAATTCTTCTTATCCAGCCGGTATTATTTTCAAGCGGTACAACTGCTTCTGCTCCTGCTTCGCCTATTTCTGCGAGCATTGGTCCGGTCGTTATAGTACCCTTTGCCAGCGTTGGTATCTGAGGAACGTCGAACCGTGATATCAGGTCTTCAAAAGGCTTATACTTCATGATTGATACATTTCGTATCTTGTCGAGTATGTTGTTGATCGCATTGAACGGAACGGAAATAACCTTGTTAATTCCTTTGATGATAGCATTTACAACTGTCTTGAAAGCTGAAACGATACCGTCTTTTATACCGTCGAAAATTTTTCCACCGGTACTGAAAACGTCCTTGACCTTCTGCCATGCTTCAGAGAAAATGTTTTTAAACCACGTAGGAACGGACGTGAATACGGTCTTGATTCCTCGCCATGCCTTCCTTGCTCCGGTTTTTAAACCGTCCCACATTCCTGTGAAGAAGTCGGAAACAGGCGTTATAATGGTTGTATTGAACCAGTTTGCGACGGTATTCCATATTGTCTTGATTCCTTCCCATGTAGTTGATGCCACTTTTTTTATGCCGTCCCACATGCCCTTGAAGAAATTTGCAACAGGAGTTATGATCGTCGTATTGAACCAGCTCGAAACTACGTTCCATACTGCTTTGATGCCGTTCCAAGCTGTAGACGCTGCATTTTTTATGGCGTTCCACATGCTTGTGAAGAAAGTTGCAACAGGCGTGATTATATGATCTTTAAACCAGCCGGAAACGACTTCCCAGATTGCCTTTATACCTTCCCAAGCTGATGCAGCCGTATTCTTGATTCCTTCCCACATGCCTGTAAAGAAGGAAACGACAGGAGTTATTACGTTATCGTTGAACCATGTCGAAACTACTTCCCAGAGAATTTTTATCAAATTCCAGCAGCCTTCTGCGAGCTGGAAAATGATTTCAAATGCTGTACGGAAAAAGTCAATTACAGGTGTGAAAAATGCGATAATAGGCTTGAAAACATTATCGTTTATCCATGTCGCAACCGTTGAAAATACAGTCTTTATACCTTCCCAGACGCTCTTGAAAAACGTAATAGCTCCGTTCCAGATCTTCTTCACTCCGTCAAAAGCTGCTTTGAAGAATCCGGACACTTTTTCCTTGACTGCTGAAAAGATATTTTTTATACTTTCGCCAATACCCTTGAAAAACGAGATCGCACCTTTCCAAACGCTCTTGATCTTGTCCAAAGCCTTCGAAAATCCTTCCCGAATTGCTTTGACTATTGGTTCGAAAAAGCTGATAATAGCGTCAAGCCCGATTTTGAAATACTCGATAAAATTTCCGACTGCTGTCTTGATGTTATCCCAGAGGTCAATCCAAAACTGCCTGAATGATTCGCTATTCTTCCAGAGATACATAAAACCGGCTACGAGTGCCGTGATTCCTGCTATTACAAGCCCTATAGGATTTGCAGCCATAACAGTGTTTAAAGCTCCCTGCGCCGTTGCAGCAGCGTACTGAGCGACTGTCATTCCCTTTTCTGCTGCTGTTGCTGCTATAGTTGCGACCTTGTTTGCAATAAGCTGTGATGTATAGGCGGTAAGTAGTCCACCGACAAGAGTGAGGACGGCAGGAAGGTTATTTTTCACCCATGTAACAGCTTTCGATGTTGTCTTTATAACTTCCCCGACAAGGTCTGTTACGTCAGTCAAAAAGGCTGTTATATTTTCCATGCCGATCTCTTCGATGATCTCTTGCAGACCGGAAACAACAGTCGCCTGCATATTGCCGATTGCGCCTTCGAATGTTGATACGCTTGAAGCTGCTTCAACTGCTACAGGCTCATTGCCGAGCTTCATAATGGCTTCGTTGAATTCTTCAGCCGTGATCTCACCTTTCGCCATAGCTTCTCTAAAGTCTCCGGTATATGCCCCAGCTTCCTTCAGTGCTTCCTGAAGTTTACCAGATGCACCCGGGATTGCATTTGCAAGCTGATTCCAGTTTTCAGTTGTCAGCTTTCCTGCTCCGGCTGTCTGAGTGAGTGCCATTGATACAGACGAGAAGGTGTCTGCATTACCACCTGCAACAGCGTTAAGATTTCCCAGAGCTTCTGTCAGTCCTGTAAAGTCTTCAATACCATTTGCAGCGAGCTGTGCAGTTGTGTTGGCTATAGTTTCGAGATCATATACGGTTTTATCTGCGTATTCTTTGACGTTCTTTGACGCTTCCTTGATAGTCGTATCATCATACCCTGCAAAGCCCATTGTCTGCTCGAACTTGTACATTGTGTCGGATGCTGAAATTGCTTCACCAACAAGGTTCTTGATGCTGCTCGATACAAAGTTGATTCCCTGCGTTACAAGGTTAGACAGAACGCCCTTGAATACAGTAAAACCGTCACCGGCTTTCTTTGTTGCTCCTTTGAGTTCGTCGAGATCGTCGGATAATTTGTCAGACTTCTTTGAAGCGTCTTTCATGCTGTCTGAAAGATCGTCAATTTCGTCTGCTGCCTTATCCGTTGCACTGTCCAGCTTATCAATTGCAGTTTTGTTGTTCTTGATCTCTCTCGTGGTATTATTGACGGCTGTCTCAGCTTTGTTTACTTCTGAGGTCCATTTTTTTACGGTCGTTTCATAGTTGCCGGTCTCTTTCTCTGCTGCCGAAAGTTTGTCTTCGAGTTCTTTGACATTTCCTTCGAGAGTAGATATTTCATCGGCTGTTGCTTCGGTGCTGTTCTTTGCTTTGTCAAGGGCTGTTTGAGCTTTGTTCAGTTCGTCTTTGAGATCAGCTACAGCAGTAACGCTTTTGTCGTATTCTTCCTTCGCTTTATTGAGCATATCCCTTGTAAGATCAAGAGCTTTTTTCTGCTCGTTTAGCTTATCAGTAAGGACTTCGTTTTTCGCTGTGAGAGATTCAACAGACGCTTCGTTTTTCCCGAACTGCGAGCTGACCTTTGAAAGCTCCGTACCAACAACTTTCAGATTGTCAGTAATTCTTTGTAACGCCTGCCTGTATTCCTTCTCGCCCTGTAGCTTGATCGTACCGCCAAAAGCCATATACTTGCCCCCTTTCGTTATTTAATCCAGTCTTCACTGTCCACTGATTCTTCTTCGAGCTGCCTGTATAACTTGCGGCTCAATTTAAGAGATAATTCGAGGTCAAAATTCTGCTTGTACATATCGTAAAGCCTGAAGAACTTTTTTACGGTCAAACGCCCGATTTCTCGGTAGTTCATTCCCATTTTTGCCCCTATAATGTAAAACCACTCAAACTTGATTTCTGATTCGATTTCATCGTCCGAGTGGATTATACGTTTTTTTCTTCTTCTTTTCCTGCTTTTGATACAGTCTCAGCCAGCTTTTCTGCTACGTTCTGCATACCGTACTGCGTTAAGATTCTGCCGACCTGCTTCTTGGTTAAGGGCTTTTCGTTTGTGCCGTTCTGCTCGTTCATTATGTCTATGCCTTCATTCAGCATTTCTGTGAAGCCGAAAAGGATTGCGCTTGCGTCTGCTTCTCCGTTTTCACCGCCGTTTGTAAGGTCCGACCACTTTTCGATAGTGCCGTACTCTGCCTGAATTGCTTCCATTACGTTAAGATCGAAACATAATATATATTTCTTGCCGTTGAGTTCAAACTCGGAATAAAAATCTTTCATAATAGTTCTCCTTTGATTTATTTTGATTTATGGGCTGAGATTACCCAGCCCATTTGATCTTATGCGTTATATGCGTATGAAATATAGATTTTGTCACCGCTTGTAGGTGCTTCGTCAAATGTCAGTGTCGTTCCTGAGACGCTATACGCCGTTGTAGGCATGCCGTTGACTGTAACAGTAAAGATACTTGTCGGAGCATGTGTCAGCGTCTCTGTCGTGCTTCCAGAGCTTGTAAACGTATCTGCTGTGACTGTCTGTCCGAAGCAGGCTGTAAGATATTCGAGTGCAGCAGAATGTGTTGTGAAAGTCTTTGTTTTCGACCATGTACCGTCAGAAAGTGTGACGATAGTTCCTTCTATCTGCTGAGTACCGAACTCGGTTGTCTCTCCGTGTGTGGTTTCTTCCTGAGTAGGCTCAGAAAATTTCACCTTAGACAGGAATTCTACCTTGTAATATCTCACGCCGCCTTTCATTTTGTTTATGATTCTACCTACACCAACGTAAGGCGGTGTGTCGTTGGCGTTCCTTATCATTTCGCCGGTGTTTGAATCGATCTCGTGACCGAGAAGGACCGCAAACACTGTGTCGTCGGTGTCGTCAACTGTAAGTGTGATCGTACCGGCAGAGAAGGTGTTGTCGCTCTCTGCGATAGCGTCGTCAGCGTAAAGCACGGCACTGTTGCTGGTGATAGATGCGTTTGCATCTACAGCTTTACCGAGTGACTGCATAGCTCCATAGGATGCTACGCCGCCTTCTCCTTCTGTAAGCACACCAAACTTAAAATTATTCAGTCCGATTTTTGCCATAAAATTTAGCTCCTTTCAATTGCAAAGCATATAGTTTTGTGATAATATCCGGTGTCAGTCTCGTACATTTCTGCCGAATCCTGAGAAGGGACATAAGAAAAATTAAGGCTTTGCATTATAGTCTTGATTGCTTCGGCTATGGCGTAATAATTCCCTTTGGAATAGATATCAAAATCGTAATATGTTACATAGTTCTGAATCTGATCGTCAGCGGAAAATACTTCGCCATTGCTCGTAGGTGTATATGTTACATAGGGTTCACCGTGTCCCATGTAATACAGGTATTTAACAGGGATTTCAACATTATCAACTGTGAATCCGTCGAAAGCTGCTTGAATGATCTCGTTCATATCAATCCTCCGGCAAATATTTCTTCTGCTCTTTTTCCATTGCTTTCTGAATAGCCGCACGCTTGAACGACTTTCGTATAAATGGCTGCTTCGGAAATTTTGATGTACTACGCCCGTATTCAAAGACGTTTGCGACTAATGGAGCAGGAACAGTTTCACCGTTTTCATTCTTGAAATATCCTGCAAAACCGACCTTCATATTGACTGAATCGTCGGAAGGTGTTCTGAAGGCTTTTCGTGTAGTTCCTAAACACTTCATCATAGGGCTTTTCTTGATGCCCTCAGGAGCATTTGCCTTGATGTTATTCAGGACGACTTCTGCTCCGGCAGTTACCATTGCAGACATCATATCTGGAACGTTTTTGTTGAGCTTTTTCAGCTCTTTTTCTACTTCGTTATCAAGGTCAAATTTAAATTGCGCCATTAGTGCGTCACTTCCTTTGCTTGAATTTCAAGCTCGACGTTTGCTTCGTTGATGTTATTGAGATATTCAATCGTGTAGGTCTTACCCTTAAATCGAATTTTCATATCCCTGTTGATTTCTGTTAACGGATAGCGAATCGTGAAGTTAGTGTACGCCTTCTCAAAATCGCTGTTAGCGGCTATTAGCGTAAAGCCTTTGGTTGTCTTTACTTCTGCGTAAGTCGTTAATACAAGCGTTTCTGACGTGGTCTGGAAGCCCTGTGCGTCTGTGTTTACAGTCTCACTGTAAATCTCAATTTTCTTGTTGTATTTTCCGGCGTTAATCATAGCAAATTCACCGAGTGCATACCGAGTATTGTCTCGACTGTATTATTTAGACTTTTGCTTTCAGTGTACAATGATCTGTTATCGTACATATCCTGTACGAGTACGTATACCACGATTACAAAATCTTCATGCTCGTCTATGCTGGTATTGTCAAGCCCTGTATAACTGCGTATATAGGCTTTTGCGGCTTCTATAGCCTGTTCGAGAAAAGCATTGTCGGCTGGTGAAGGTTCTGCAATTCTGCAATATTCAACTATGTCTGAGACGGTCATTTCACTTACTTTCACGATTCGCACTTCCTTTCGTTATATTTTGGTTTGCTTTACTCAGCAGCAAGGATTCCGGCAGCCCTGAGTGAAGCAAGAAGGGCGTTCACTGTTGTAACAGCGTCGTCGGTTGCATCTGCGACTGCTGCTGCCTGAGAGAATTCGGCAGCGTCAAGTCCTTCTACGACTGCGCCTTCCTCGATTATGAGCTTGCCGCCGATGTGGGTAACGTCACCGCCCTGCTCGGTATAATTCTTTGTGTTGTAGGTACTCATATTTTCACTCCTTTATGGGATTGCGACCGACAATAATGCCGGTCACAAATTCCCTGATTGATTATGCGTGCATTACAAGCTTTGCGATCTTCTGCTCGTTCTCTACCTTTGAATCGAACTCGAACCAGCCTACGACACCGACTGCGTGCTGTGTTGCGTACTTCTCACGCAGCACTTCGATGTTGATTTCCTCGGAGAACTTTGTTGCAAGTCCTGACATATCGCCGTAGTAAATTGCAACCTTGCCGTCCTCTGTGTAGTCAGGCATGTTGTCTGATACATAGACAGGCTTGCCGAGAATGGAAGTACCGAACGGAGTTGATACGTCGTCGTTCAGAAGGTAAACGCCGGTAGATGCTTTGAGCTTTCTCAGATATGTTCTTGTTGCCGGTGACATTATCCAGATTGCGCCACTCTGGAATTCGTCCTTGATCTTATCGTGAAGGTCGATCACTTCGTCGGCTGTGATCTTGTCTGCGGCTGCTGTTGTGATTGAGTTTGTAAGGCTTGAAAGTCCAAGCACCTTTGCAGGTGTTGCAGGTGATGTGGTGTTATCTGCCGGTGTACCGATCAGAAGCTCCTTCTCGATAAATCTCTTGATTGCGTAAGCCATTTCGTCAACGACGAATCCTACGATATCAAATGCAGCGTTATTGATAAGGCTGCGAGATATCTTTGAAAGCGCACCAGCAAGGAAGCCTGTCAGCGTAATCTTGCTGAAGTTGCCGTTTGATGAAGTGAGTTCTTCGAACTCGTCGTGATATGCTACAGTAATAACTGTATCAGCAGACGCAGGATAGAACGGTATGTCGAGAGTTCCCTTCATATTGTACTTGCTGGACTTTTCCAGAATAGGGCAGATATCGTATACCTTCTTGATGATCTTGTTTGCAATGGTTTTAGGAATTACAGCACCGTTGTTGGCAGGTGTAAGGTTCACATCGCCGTCACGCTGATTCAGTGCAGTTCCTCTGATGTAAGCTTCAAAAGCTTTTTCCTCTGCTGCTGCCTTTGCTGCTTCCTCGATTGATCTTTTCTTCTCGTCAGAGCCGCAAGCTCTTTCACCGTCTGTAGGTGTTGCGTCCTGCTTTGCTTCAAGCTCTCTCATGTCGTCGAACTCCTTTTCAAGTCCGAGAGCCTTCTTGATACGCATTACGTCGTCTCTGATCTCAGCCAGCTCCTGCATTTCGTCAGGTGTCAGCTCTCTCTTTTCGAGCTTTGCCTTATTGAGCATTTCGTCAGCCTTCTTCATAAGGTCGTTGACCTTCTCCACTAAATCTTTTCTCATGGTTAATTTTCTCCCTTCATTTCGGAAATGATTTTTTCGGCTTCTGAATAGTCCGGAGCTTTTTCTTCCGGCTGTTCACGCCTTTCGGTTGTGCCTGTGATCTTTATTTCGTCTGCGAATATATCGCCGAAATAAATTCGTTTTTCCTGCTGTCCTTCTGAATCTCTCACGTTAATGAGAGTGCCGTCATACGCAGGTGTTTTCTTGCGGTCGAGTATTGAGACTTCGTACAGGTCCATATCCTTTACGTCTCTTGTTCTCATGCCGCTTTCTGAGTGTTCGTCAACGTCTCTGTCCTCAAAGCCAAACGAGAAGCCGACAAGATTTCCTCGCCTTGCTTCCTGCACTGTCTCTACATCCTTGACTATTGCACGAATTCTCAGTCCGATATTATCCTCTGACAGCTCAACGTTGCCGTCCTTTGTGCCGCCCAAGTCTCTCGACCAGTTGTGATTGTACAAAAGTCTCACGTTATCGTTGCGCTGCAATGCCCTCTGGAACGCTCCTTTGCAGATACGTTCGACGAACTCACCTGTTCTGGAAGGAAGCGGCTTCGAGAGCCTTTCGACTGCGTTTACATATCCTTCGATTTCAACGCTGTCCTCTTTGATTCTGATTTCCATTTACTCACCCCCTTTATGCGTCCGACGAATTGCCGGATGCTTTAAATTCCTGCTCCATAACGTGAGCTTCCAGCATTGATTCTGTTTTATTCAAGTCGGTCTGCTGGTCCATGTTTGGTGTGTAGTATGTGTGCGTGTTTATGTCATATAAAACAGCTCCCAAGCCTACGTTTACAACGTCAAGCCCTTCTACGTAGTTCAGGTTTTCTTCCCTTCTGATTTCGTTTAATGTCAAAAAGCCTGTCTCTTTGGCTGTTTTATATGCTTCATAACGCTCTTTTATGCTTGCTTTGATGATCTCTTTTACGTCAAAGCTGAAGAAATAGTCGTCTTTTTCCTTTTCAAGCAGCAAATCACGGTTCAAAGCCGTCTCAAATGCCTTCACAATAGGATATATAGCTTCCTTGAAGGTTCTTTCAAAGTCGTCAGGATAGATGTGAAAAATGGCGTTTATTTCGTCCAAAAATGCCTTTTTGCTCTCATTTAGCTGCATTTCAACGCTGGTGTTGCTTGCTTCCTGAAATTCCAAGCCATTATTGAGAACTACGACCGATTCTTCGTTGTTGCTGTAAAGGTTCGCCCATGCTGTTTTAAGTATGTCGATTTCATCCTGTCCGAGCTTCCTTTGAGACTTCAGAAAGCCCCTTTTATTGCCGCCCTTTTTAACCAGTCCGAGCTGATACAGCAAAGTCTGGTATGCCGTTTCAAGTGCTTTGGAGACTTCTACGGTAATACCTACGCCGGACGCTCCGTCCTTTGTGTTCCTGAGTATCTTCAGAAACTCATACGGCTCATATCTTGCGCCCTCGACCTCGATTGAAAATTGCTTGAAGATCGGATAATACATCTTCATTATTACGACGTATATATCCTGCACGTAGAAAATACCGGTAACGTCATTCCTGCTCCGCTGAATGTAAGCGTATCCGCCTTTCCCCATGAGATAGTCTTCGACTATAGCTTTTTTCATCTGGAAGGCGTCAAGAGTATCTCCGGTATCGGTATTCAAGAGCTTGCACCGCCTGTCGTCTTTCTGCTCGACTACAGCACCGTCCTCGTACTTGAATAACCTTACAGGCATACAAGCTATTGAGCCGGAAATAAAGTCCACTGCGCCGCTCACCGCAGGAATTGTCATTGCTTTTTCTCTGGTGATTGTCTCATTATTCAGTAATGCCCTGAGAAGTAAGTCGTCAGCTTCAACGTTCTCGGTATCTCTTTTCTTTGATCTCTTCCAAAATGCCAAAATATCACTCCTTTACAAAACTTGTATAGTGAAGTCGCTGCCGAACATCACATCCTGCTGTAGTAAGTACACAGCGTTGATAAGTGATACGACCATATCGACTTTTCCTTTGGATTTCTTTTTCGTAACGTATAGATTTCTGTTCGTGTCGTAGGTGCAGCGTGCGTTCTGGAAGTTGATTTCGAGCATAGGATTTTTTTCGTACTGAAATTCCCCACTCAATATCTTTTCTCTCAGGAGCTTTGTCGGTGGGTGCAGGGTGCTGCTGTGCTGCCTGATCTCAACAAGGTTGTGACCTTCTTTTTCGAGCTTCTGCGCCGTGCTGAGTGCGTTCCAGCGGTCGAAGCCTATAGCTTGTACCTTGACACCGTAACGTTCTTCTAACGATAAAATAAACGATTCTACGAAGGTATAATCAATAACTTTATCACCGCAGGCGTAACACTTTCCTGTTGTCTCAATTATATTTCGATAATCGAGCTTTTCAGATATGGTCTTTTCGTCGATTCTGCCTTCTGGAACGAATGCGAATACATCTGCTATGATGTTATTATTTTCATCGGCTGTTACCATAGCGACTGAAGTATTATCGTTCGTTTCTGATAAGTCGAATCCGACGTATACGGTTCTGCCTTGCCAGTCGATATGACTTGTACGGCACTTCTGGACTGCTGAAACGTCGATATACGTCTCTGTTCCAATGCCTTGATAAATTATATTGCAGTGCTTTGTGACGAAGTTCTCACGAGCTTTCTCAACCGCTATTGCGTAAGCTCTTTTCTTTTTGAGTTCTTCCCATATCTCAGGGATTTCAAGTGCGGCTGGGTTTGACTGCTTCAGTATGAGGTCGTCGTTCATCCAGTCTTTTGTGTTATCTGGTTCGTATAATAGGCTGAATACAGTTTCGTCCTTCTCTATCTTGTCAAGCACCTTCTTTGAGTACGACACATAGTCCTCGAAAGGGTTATCAATAGTCGGGTACTTTGTAGAGATTATGAAGCCGAGACGATTCTTCATATTGATCTGACCGGAGCGCATTGCTTCAACAGGATAGTTGATCGGTAAAGCTCCTACTTCATCGGCACAGAAGGCGTTCGGCATCCTTGAATCCATTCTCGATGTAGAATAGCTCAAAGGAATGAACTTCGACAGTAAAGGCTTGAACGATATATAATCTCGAAGGATTTTGAATCGCTTTGTACCCTTGTACTCGTATACGGCAGGTGATGATCTGAGCGTTTCGGATATTGCTTCTTGAATTTCCTTCGAGAGCGAGCCGTCAGGTGCTACGGAATAGAATTTCGAGAACTGCGGCTCAGTCAAAAATGCTATTATGAAGATCGTGCCGATAGTATAAGTCTTGAAGTTCTTTCGGCAGATTTCCAGCAAGCAGGTTTCGTATTTCCTACGTTTTGTATCGCTTCTATGAACCGTACAAAAGACTGCTATATATATAAACCACTGATATCCTGTTGAACAGTTGTACAGCGATTCTCCGGCTTTCAAGCCCTTTGGCATATTGAGCAGTTTCAAGATGTTCTCGACCTGCTTCACCTTTGCTTCTGAGACAATATATTTTTTGTGCTTTCCGTCTGCTATTTTCAACCACTCTTTCATTTGTAGCTTGACGTATTTAGGGCAAGTTTTTTTGCGAATATTAGCTTTACAATACTGATAGGCTTTGTTTTTTTGTATACTCAAACTTTAGCCCCCCAGTCTGCTTATAACTTCCTTTTAAAACTTTTGAAATAGCAGCTCTATCGCACCCAGTTTTTCTTGCTGCTTCTCGTATACTATAAAATATTTCGCTGGTATTCACACAAATTATAGATGTTCCAACATTTGCTTTCTGTTCTTCAGTCCAGTGCTTTCCTTTCATTGGTGACGTTCTGCCGATAAGTTTCTCACTGATAGCCTTTTTTTCTTCTTCAGTGTGATTTCTTCTTTTTTTGTAATGTTTACCTTTCAGAGAGTTACTAATTTTTTCCTTAGTTTTTTCGCTCAACTTGCCTGTTGCATTACCACCATTTTCAACATTATATCCGTATATAGGGTTGCTTGATTGATACTCGGAAATAAGCTCAATTTCTTTCTGTTCTGCATTTTCTTTTGATAAACCGGTAAATAAAATTTGGTGCTCTATATTATCCCAACCATATTTTTTTATGGCTTTTGTAAAATGCTTATTGTTTTGATAGTTTTTGCCACGTTGCCACCGTCTTTCAACGCTACAGCTTGTTATTCCAATATATACTTTACCATTCGGGGCTGTATGCTTATAAACGGTATAATTATCCATTTGTATCACCGCCGTTGAGGATTTTCAGAAGCGGATCATCGGATTCATTATCTGAATCTTCAACAAATCCTCTGATTATCTTCATCAGGGTTGCGACGGTCTTGTTTGCCGAATCTGTTGTGCGGTTATATGCGTTTATAGCCGGGTTGTCGTAAAGGTTCTTGCGTCCCTTTACATATTCCTTTGTAACAAGTGTTCCGTTCTCCTTCAGGGCGATTTCAAGGTCGTTTAATATTTTGATCTGGACTTGATATCGCTTGAAGGTTGTAACGAAAAAGAAATTACCTTGTACGCCTGATTCTTCAGCAATACGCAGGATTTCTTCAGCCTGCTGGTTCAGGTTCATTTTTTCTGCCATTTTATCACCTTCATTTCTTCTTGTACTTTTCGTTTATGATTTTAGGGTAGCATTTATCAGCTTCCACTTTGTGATGTATTCGCATATAATTCACGCCCATTGAATGAACTTTGACGCATGAAGGTGAACAGATAACCGAATAAAAGCTTTTGACATATGTTCCTAAGTCTAAGTATATATCGGTCAGGCCACCCTTGCTTTGCTGGGTTGCTGTCTGGACTAACATACATTCAGAGATAGTGAAAAACAGTTTTCCCTTTTGCCCCAAAGTAACGTAGGCGTTTACGTCCTCGTTTATGCTGCCTAAAAACTTAAACGGTTTATCAGTTCGGCAAAAGAAGGAGTTCATAACTTTTCGATGTATTTTTTTCTGCCAGAACTGACTTGTAGCACCACCGATGAAGTCACCGCCCTGTGCAAATGCAACCGAATACGCCCCTGTTTGATCTAAGAATTTGAGCATTGCGTCAAATACTTTGTCTAAGTTTTTGCACTGTACTGATGATAACGTATCGTCTTTTTCGTATCGGAACATAAAGCTGGAATAATCGTCGTCGAGTTCTAAGAAATATTCAAGCCCTAAATCCTTTGCAATATCGTGACACTTATTTCGAGCGTATACGACTGCTTTGTGCTTGTGGAAGTTGTCAATCGTATCTGTTCTTTCCATTTCCTGAAGCTTATCAAATACGATAACTTCTATATCTTGAATTTTCTTGTATTCGTCGATTTGATCGTCCTCATTATCCAGAATAACGTATATCTTTCCGGTATAGCCTTGACGTCTTAATGTGCCGAGTGTTTTAAGGTTGTCAGCTCTGCCGTGGCTCAAAATGAATACTGCAAAATTATTCCTCATCTTCAGCCCTCATTTCTTCGAGTGCTGCTGAAAGTTGTGCGTAACCGTAGGCTATAGCGTTGTCAAAGTCGATTATAACGAGTGCAAGATGTTCCATAAGCTCTTGCATTTCTGGTGTAGCCTGTGCGTAATACTCAGCGATTTTCTTGTAGTTGAACTCATAAAGCCTTCTCGTTGCTTTTATCAGGAAGTCTTTTTCTTCGTCCGAGACGTTTGCTTCTCTGATTTCTTCGAGGAAGCTGTCAGCCTTGCCGCTGTCGCATAGCTCGTAAATGTCCGGGCATTCTCCTGTTGGCTCATACTGCGGTACATCAACTTTTTGCGTATACTTGTTACCGTCTCCGGTATCTATATCGTTGTCAAAGTCTATGTTGATTTCAAAATCGAACTGCGTCATATCAATTCCCTTGATTCGTTCCAGCTCTTTGTTCAGGATTTCAATGTCAAATCCTGTATTCATCGTAAGCTGGTTATGTACGAGAATGTATGCACGTTTCTGATCTTCTGTCAAGCCTTCTATCCTGATACAGTCAACTTCTTTGAATCCTAAATCTTTTATCGCCATTAGTCTGCCGTTGCCTTCTATGACAACGTTATTTTCATCAATGGCTATAGGGTCATTGAAGCCAAATTCAAGTATTGATGAACGTATTTGTTCAATCTGCCTTTCAGGGTGCAGCTTGGCGTTGTCTGCGTAAGGTATGATCTCGTCAACCTTGATTTTTTCAATTTTCATTTTGTAAACCTCCGATTTTAAGCGTTTAGCGATAGGAGCGATTCAGAGCCGTTTTAATGCGGCTGTATGTTTTATAGGGTTATTATATTATGATATGATTTGAAACGCTTTGTGCGTCAATCTGAACGGTCGTGAACGATTTCACAAGTGGTTTTCCAAAAAACCCATGTAAATTTGCAATTTTTGTATTTTGACG